AGCACCAGCAGTCACTTCAAAAGTTTTGCCAGCAACAGCAGTCTTGCCGAAGCGCCCTTTGTAAGAGCCATCCGACGCGGCAGATGCACCATCAGTGTGATAAGCGCGAACGGCATCACCCATTGCGATTGCATCTTTGCTGAACACATAGAGCACACCAGACGTGATTACGTTCATGGTCGCTTTTGCTTTGTATCCAACCCGGCCATCAGCAGTCTTGGCGTCTGCATCGATGGTGAAGGTGTTGGAGTCAATCGCGACACCAACAACGTCGGTAGCGGAAGCACCGGCAGGCAATTTGCCGGAAGCATCAACAGTGCCAGATCCGTTTTGGATCAGCAGGTGGCCGAAGGGCACAACAGCGCCGGACTCATTCCGGTAGCTACGTGACACATAAGCTTGCAAATCTGCAAGCATTCCTTCGTGGCCTTTGGTCAGGGCTGCAGAGTAAGAACCCTGTGCGCCTTCTGGATTCGATACGGTTGTATCGCTATAAGAGACAGTCATTGATAATTTCCTATATCAAGCGTTGGCAGATAGATCGGATTTCCAACCGTTGAGCAGACGCTCCCGGTAGGCATCCTGGGCATCGAACTTCTCGGAGGCTTGAACTGCACTCAATGCAGCACGAACTTCAGCGACGTTGGAGCCATCCTCTTCAGGGGCAAATTCAGCGTCAGCTTTAATTTCCTCTTGGTCCTCTTCGATGTCCTCCATAGCGGCGAGTACACCATCAAGAACACCCAACAGATAATCTGCTGATGCATCCTCGCGTGCTTCCTTCTCGAAGACATTCTGATAAGCAAGCGCCATAATTTGCGCTTCGTTCTCTCCATCGAACTTATAGTCCTGAGGGAGAATAGCGGCGAACTTGTTCAGAGCCTCGATACGCTTATTGACGGCTGAATTAATCTCATCAGCGTCGGAGCGTTGTTCGGAAGCAGCAACAGCCTCGGCTAGTTGCTTTTCAAGCTCTTCAATACGTCCAGTAGCGTTGTCAACACGCTCTTGGAGTTCGGTTTTTTCGTTGGTTGCGGTCTGGAATTCTTGTACCTGCGCGTCCAGCTTTTGCTGAATTTCTGCCATACCGCGTTCAGTATCCTTCACGAAGGACTTAACGGCAGTTGCAGAATCTGCAGGAATCTCAACTTCCAGCCCGTCCAGAGTGATTCGTGCCATGGATAAATCGGCGGAATTCGACGGGGGTTCGATCTCTGCCACCGCATCATTGCGATCACAGGAATCAAGAAGTAGGCGAGCATTACGTCCAGCTCTGGCGCGACTACAAAGTGCAATGTGATTGACTTTGATGTTGCGCTGAATGCCGTCGTAACTTTCACCTGTAGGGGTAACACCGGGAGTTGGGTCATAGTCGACGCGGTAACCCGCACTGACTTCTTGTGTATCTCCACGTTCAATTGATTCAATCGCGTCTTGATCAGTAATCACAAGAGCGACTTCAACAAAGCCATCGGAGAAACGAACATGCGAACCCGCATGCCCAACTTGGTGAAGTTTCGTGGTTTTAGAATCCAGCAGCACCTTTGGATGATTAAGGGTGACTGCTTTCATCCCGAATGAAGCGAGCGAATCTGGATCAGATACCTCATCTTCTGGGCGATACTCACGAACTTGCGAGCCATCACCACGGGTATAAAGCTGAGTGCCCACACGGGCAGCTTTACACCAAACTTTCAAATAACCTTCGTCTGTTTTTTCAGACTTGGTTACTTGTCCGTAATCGTACCGAGAAACTTGTCCCATACTTAGATACTACCGAAAATTAAGTATTGGTTACTTAAATCGGCACCTCACCCTATTTTATGCGGTACAAATCCCAATTAATCGCTCGCTTAGAAATCTTGTTTTTGCGTCTCTCGGGCGGGATCCAAGAAATCAATGTGCGGCCCTTTACATCGGCCAAAGGCACCATCCAAATCTTTTCGTACTCCAGGTTCACAATCCCGAAGTAATCAATCTCACCTTCTCTGTAGGTTCGGCGACGGATTGCTCCACCTGTTTGAAGTTGAACGTGGTAGGCATTAGGTGCCTTAGACATTGTCTTGACGTTGACTTTGTTTAGAGCCCCTTCCCACTCAATAACAAAGTCAGTTTTCCACAAGTCATACACTGGCGCTGCAACAAAACAACCCTGCTGCAGGAAGTACTGCTGAAAAGCAGTTTCCCCTAAGGCACCAGTTAGAGCTGCAGTGGCCGCTGGCAATATCTAAGTCCAGTTGATCCTGTCTATCGCAAAAACTTAGTAGCTGTTTCGCTTTTTGTACCCATCCATCAGTTTTGCCAGCCGATCTCGGACCTTAACATTTTTCTTACTCTTATCTTTCATCATGCGGGCCAGCTTTGTGGCATCATTTTGCGGCTTACTGCTGGTCATAATTGCTTTCCCTCGTCGGTTTGGGTTTGGATCTGCCGAGCGCTTACGAGCAACAAGACGCTTTCGTTGCTCAGTAGTCAGTGATTGAGCCTTGGCTTTCGGTAGGCACTTGGGCTTGCCTTCCTTGGTGGAACGCCCCCCACACGGACCAGCGATCTTGCCGGTGGAAGTAATTCTTACCCAGCTTTCGTTGAACCACTTGCCCAGGTCATCGCCACGAAAAGCGCCGCTCATTGAACCGTGCTTCTTCTTGTACAGCCGTTTGTATTGCTGCACCACATATCCGCTGGCATAGGCGGATGGCCAGACCTTGAACTTACGCTTGGCTGACGCGACAGCCTGAGCATGCAGGGTCTTGTCGCGGAACTTACTCACAGAACTTCGTCGAATGCCCGACCAATAGTGCCCGTATCGGACTGAACGCCATCCATGTATGGACCCTTCTTCTTGTCCTTCTTATGGGCTGAAGACGGATGGTCAGCTTTCTTTTCGCTGTACTTTTTGTAAGACATATCCTTCAGGCGCTTGCGATACATCTCATCGCGAGCTTGCTGATACTTAGTTTTGACTTTCCGTCCGTCCGGTTTCTTCTCTTGAGATTCCATGAATTCCTTGTGGTTACGTCCAGGCATATAAACGGTTTCACCCGTTTCAGTTTTATGTGAATGCGATCCTTCGAGCCCCAAAGCAATACCCGCTTTTTCAGCTTCTGTCTTGCTTCTATACGTGTAAGAACTGCCGTCTTCTCGTAATTTATGCATCTTTGCCGTAGCTAATGGGCCTTAGGTGCTCGAAAGCCGCAGGACCCTCATTAAGTTGAACGTCCTTGTCTCTAGCGTAACGAAGAACATCGCGACGATGTACTCGTCTCTCCCTATCTATTGCCGTGTTGGTCTTATCAGATTCGTTTTTCTTATAAGGCATAAGCGAACAACGACATCTGTAATGGCGTGGGATTTTTATAGCCGTTCGCTTGAAGACCTTGCCAGCCATAGCAGCACAATGCGGACAAGTTCTCTCATCTTTTTGCGCGTAATACCAAACCAGATTTATCCCTTGCTGCGCGAAATAAGTGTCAGCAGCTTCATACCTGGCCCTGGATGCTTCTGTTTTCAGGATCGTTTCTATTCTTGCCCGCGTTGTTTTTAGGTTACGTTTCAGAGAGGCTTGTATATCCGAAGGCGATTGATCAGCAAATAATCCCTCACTAACTGCTCCTGATACTGATTCCGAAAATGATCTTGCTTGTGTCCCTATGTACCCTCGGGTTCGTGCTGCTGCTTCTACAAGTAGTACTGCTGATACGCCAGCAACAACTGGAGCAGGGACTAGCGAGCTTGATAGCCCTGCAGCTAGATCCAGACCTAGCGTTGATGATCTCGTCAAAAGTTGCTCAACAGACTTCTGAATTGGATCCTTCGACGGGTCGACCGGTAATTCGGGGATTAACTCAAGCAGAACCTCTTCTCTCGATGCAATCGGAGATAGACCGTTTTGTACTTGAGCAAATACTTGAGGAAGAAGACGATTGAACTCCAGCTCAATCACGCCCATGATCGCCAGAAGCACCAGGGCCTCTTCTTCCTCTAGTGAAAAATTGTTGTCTTCAATAAATTCTTCCACAGCTACACCAAATCATTTTCAAGCAAAGCGTCCATCAAAATTACATATAGACCGGCTCTCATATTCTGTAAATTCTCCTGCTCCCTAGGGTCACCACCTGGCCAGCTTTGATGGCATTTATAGACGCACTCATGGAGTTTTCTAAGCCCTGGCAATGAACAGGTAATAGTGACCTGTATATCCTCTTCATTGATCATGGTCATCACCATTTTTCTCTTGAAGACCAGTAAGCCGCGCTCATCTTTCCTTTCTTGATGTTCTCGGCATGACGAGCCTTGAAGCTGCTTCGCCGTTTTCGGCTGGCTTCAGACTCGCCCTTACGCTTTGGGGAGCCGGTGACCCCCTGTTGTCCAAAGCGGATCAACTTGACTTGGTCGCCTTCCTTTGCCAACACCGCATGGCTCTTGGTTGCGTGCGAAGGCGTTTTGACCGGCGAGTTATATCCACCGGGGAATCTCATTCCCGCGTACTCAATCGCTTTGTCGTAGCGGTCGAAGGTTGCCTTTAGATGAGCAACGTCGGCATCTTGTAGCTGTTCAATGCCGCATACCTCCTCGTCTTCGCAGTAGTGCTTGAGCGCACGGCTGGCAGACCTGGACGAATAGAAACCCATCAGCAGCGGACCAGGCACCATCACCTCGTCTTCACGCTTCAGGTAGCCCCTGTAGAGCTTGCGGTCGTGACTCCTACCTCCGATCAAAACAACAGGCTCAGAGTCGTTCCTCTGGCCGTCTGGGTGGACTACGGCGGCGGAGCGGTAGATCCCATTGCTGGGGCCGACATGCATGGTCAGACCATTCATCGAAATGATGTCCTGCATGTCCTGAACGAATTCCTCTTCGTCGTCCTCAGGCCCCTCTTCAACCTGGGCTGCCTCGGCGTTGTTCTCCAGTGCCTGACGCTGCCCCTCGAAGCCCTGCAGTGCTGCCTCATGCTCAAGCTCGCGTTTGGCAAGCAGGCGATCTTCTTCTTCTTGGTGGAGCGTTGTATCAATGTCATAAACCGTGCCGCCGAACCTGCTGGCCCGAATCTCCATCGGAGTAATGACCCCGGCATTGAGGTAGATCTGATCACTCAAAGCAACCTGTTGTCTCAGGTTTGCCTTGTCCGCATCGGACATTGAGTAATAAGGCGGGAAGTGGACCTCAAACTCGGCAGGGACGTTGCCATTTGTTGGCCCACCCGGCATCTGCATCAGCAGGTTGAAATACTGCGTCAACGCACGCCTCAAACTCTGCTGCTGATAACGCTCAACGGAGCTTGCCCACAGCTTCTGCTCGAACTTGCCTGCCTCGCTCAGACCGCCCGCAGGACTCATGCCAAACAGAACTGGCTTGGGGCAATCACTGGCCGCAACCATGTCGTCAAGGAGACGATCAAACAGGTCTTGAGCGCCGCCCAAACTTCTAGCGGCAAATGACACTTCCTCCTCAGTGTCGAGTGCCATGCCCCCATACACCGAGCGAGCTAAAGCATTCGCTTCAAGTCGAGCTTTTAGTGCATTTTCCTTTCCCGCTGTCACCTTATTTGCGAGCCCAGGAATTTTATGGATAAATAAATCAAGCTCATTGAGCATTGTCGAAAGGCCATCAGTTGCGCCCCTATATCTTTTCCACGGCTCATAGAAAGACTGAAGACAGCTAAGACCCCACCCGTCGTTGTTTATACGCTGCTTCCAGGGCAGGTAAAGCCCGTCAAAGCGGAGCACACGACTGGAATGCACCAGCAGATATTGAAGGTCGTTGTCATTGATGACAGATTTAGACGTTGAAATCCGATATTTTTCTGGTGCTCGGTAATCCAAATAAGAGAAGTTGTCCGGCTTAATCTCTCGCTTGGACAGCGGTACAAGATCAGTGATCCGACGTACTCGACTGGGGTCCAGGGGTTGATCAGGACTTAGCCCGTCATCACACACCATGAACACCACAGATCCGCCATAGATCCGCTGCAACTTCAACGCTTCCTCAATAAAGAAGAATGCCTCGTTATCGGATAAATATTTCTCGAAGCTGCGGATGATTTGGTCGTGACCCTCAAGCTCCTCGCCAAACTTGATTGTTGGACGCTTGGCCAGAGCGGCCTCAGCGAATACATCAACAACACGTCGACATAAGGGGTCGTAGTACAGAGCCTCAAGCTCCGCCTCGGACATTATTCCTTGATTACGCAGCGAGTAAAAGGAACTTTTGTCCCTACTCGTACCTAATCCTGTTATGGCATTGACTAGAACGCCGTCTTCTCTGAAACTGGAACTATCTGAAACTTCTGCCAAACTTTGTGGCCAAACTCTTCAAACTAATCGTACCTACTTTCACCTAGACGAAGCAGAGCTTTCTTTAAATCGTCCGCCTGACCTTGGTAATAACCATGCCAGTCGCTCAATATTTCAACAAGATCATCTAAAGCACCGCATACACCACCTTCCAGCTCCATGTACGCGCATATGTCGTCCTCAAATGCTTGTCTTAGCCTCTCTTCGTATGCATTTTTCATGGATTTAGGTTGATATCGATACCCATAAAGGGTGAAATGATTCCCAGCAGCCGCATTAGACCTTCTAAATACAGTGCTAGCAACCCAAACCCCAAGGATGCACTTATGTAAGCAGACCTTTTGACATGGTGATCCATAGAAGTGTCGATCATGTATTGGATTTCCTCTGCGTAATCTGAGGGTAAGCTCATATCAGTTCTAACCAATCAGAGGTCGGTGTTTCGGCGACCAGACTGAGTGCCAGACCTAGGGACATAACGGAATCGTCATGACTACCTTCACCAGCTTCTCTACGTCCATTTGCCATCTGTTGGAACATTAACAACTCTTGGAAGAATGGTTCACGCGGAAGCATCAATTCCTCGCGTTCCAACAAATATGAAATACGGTCTGTATTGCTGACTTTATTTTGCTTGTTGGTGTTATATGGCAGGACCATGTACTTGGCCAGCTTCATCGACAAAACCTCTGAAACGATCTGCCCAACACCGTTCTTTTCAACGATTACCTTTGATGGAACGAAGTTCTCTGCCTGTTCGACAATTGCTTTTATGCAGTAATCACTACTCTTATTACGTATACGAAAGACGTTGACCACCCGATATGGAATGCAAGTAATATCCAACACAATTGAGCACCAATAGTCCTCGCCTGCGGATGAAGCAGGGTCCACCGCCATGATGTATTCCCTGCCGACTAATCCGTAGTCAATCGTCTGACCATTGCACGCCAGCTCCACCAACTCAGGGTCATAGATCTGGGCTTCAGAGGCGACAAAGTCCAATTCATATTCCTGTCGCCAATTTCTCATACTGAGCTTTGACTTCAGACGGGTCTTCTCTGCCCAGTCCGGGTCCTTGTTGTAGATCGGGATATCGCTGTAGTGGATCTTGAATTTGTTCCAATCCTCGGCGGTGTACCAAAGGTTGGCGAACATATTGCCCAGTCCATTTGGCGTGGAGCACAAAATCATCTTGCCCCCAGTCTT